CACGCACAACTCCGTAGTTATATGCGAATCTTGCTTGAATCGCTGAATCGCCAATAAATGTTCCTGAACCATCTAATGATTGAAGTCTTGGCTCAATTTTCCAATTATCTTTAAATGCGAATCCTCGTTTTTGCATAGCGATAATATTAGTTGCAGCTGGAATTAAAGTTGTTGAGTAAACATCAAATCCTGCTACTCGACCAATCCAACCGTCCGCTAAAATCATATCTCCACGATCAGTATTCAATACTAATTTTGAATCCGTATCTAACAATAACGCTTCACGTGTTGGGTCAATAATTAAACTACGTCCCATACGAGGTGCTTTTGCATTATCTAACGCTTCTTTTAACGCTAAAATTTTAGTGTACATCAATGCTGCTGTTGGCGCATCTCCTGTTGATGCTACTAATTCCGTACCGTTTGTTGCAATATCTGCTAAACAAACTGTATCGATTGATTCTGCTAATCCACCTACTGCACCTTCAAAACGTGATGCGATAATGTCGGCTGGTGCTGTTTCAACTGTAAATCCGTCTAAAATCTCATTTACTGCGATTTCTTTTAAGTTTGCTAATGATACATATGCTGATGAATCTTCCGTTTTTGAAACTCCTGTACCCGGTGTGTAAGTTGCTACTGCTGCTAACGCATTTACAAATACCGAAACGGCAGTTGTACCCGGACTACCTTGCACGTCTAAATTTGAAACCGAACGTACGATTGATTGTTCATATAAAACCTGTTCACTAATGTCACTATAACCTGTGACCTTACGTGGTAAAATTACACTCATTTTGTTTCACTCCTTTTATTTTTTATTATTCTTTTTTGCGATGTCCTTGTTTAGCACGTTTTTCACGCCATGCTGCAGCAACATCTACTGTGTTATTTCCCCCACCAAAATCATCTTTAACAAATCTAGTAGTGGTTTTTACATCGTTCTCTTTTGCATATTCTTGCACGATAGTATTGAAGTCTTTTTCATCAGTTACAGCTTTGTTAAATTTATAATGTAGATACTCAATATTGTCAGGGTCTTCTACACCTAGTGACTTAATAGCATTGTATTGTTTTTCTTTTGTTGTTTCTTGTTCCAATTTTGAACGAGTTTCTACCTCTTCATCATATTGTTTTTTCAAATCTTTAAACTCTCTTTCAAGTTTAATGTTTGCCTCTTTGACTTCATCAGTAGAACCGCCTAGTTTTTTCACATATAGTTTTAGATCATCAATGCTTTCTCCGTCTACACCTAACTCTTCAATGACTTTGTTAATCGCTTTCGGCATAAGTTTACTTTCATCAGCTTTCTTTGCCACAATAGGATTTACATAATCATTGTCGATTGTAGCCATAATTGCTTCATAATCAACTGTATCTTCGTTGGTGTTCGCTTCAATTACTTTTTTTAAATCGTACATATTAACCTCCAATTTTAAGTCGTGAGCCGACTTACCGAGTTTTGGTTATCTCGCAACCACTATTTGTTAAGGTTAGCCACCCTTACCTAGTTAGCGTGTTAGCCACGTTTATATTGTGTTTACTTGTTGCATCAATAATCCATCAATTGTTTTAAAATTTTCAACCGATGTGATACCTTTTAATATAATATCAGTGTTAATCTTTGTATTGATTAACCCTACCGATATACTGTTAATCGTATCCATTTCTTTTTGTGTTAATATATTTGCATTTGCAACTTTAATCCCTGCTACATCTTCAAATAATTGTTCGTCTGTTACGTCTAAATCGTTCTCTAACGGCAGTGTTCCAACTTTCTCGTATGTAGCCTTTGGTCTACGTAAGAAGCGCCACACCCATTTACCTTTACTTGATGCTGCTAATACATTCTCGAATAAATCTCCTTTAGTTGGATACTTGTATAAACTACCGTTTAAAAACCGAATATATAAATCATTCCCAAACTTTGCAACTGCTGAAACATTACTGCTTACAACCCATGTATAACCGAGTTGTGCTAGTTTCGTGCGGTTGCCTATGCTTTGGATTACCCTATTATAAGGTCTGCCCTCTTGTATTACTTTCATCGTTATACACCTTGATTAACATTAGGCGTTGGTGTGTTGATTGGACTACCTGTTATCTCTTCAAACCTTACCGCTTCTTGTGGCGTAATTGGCAATCCTTTTTCAATTTTAGTTTCAATGTAATTTAATTCAATCTCTTCAACTGATAAGGTGTCTTTGTTAAGAATTTGTTGCACTTGCTTAATACTCATGACACCATCTCTAGTCGCATCGCTTAACGCTTTAATTTTCATTATATTAACGCCTGATGTGTCTTCAGTGATTTCCTTTGCTTCATCTTCTGTAATACCATACGCTTTGACTAAATATTTCTCATACTTAATAATTCCGTCTTGTGCATCTTTTCGGTACTGTTCAATAACAGTCGCATCATCAGTCATAATATCATCATCAAATTGTACTTGATATTCTAACTCTTCAAGGTTTCCTGTGTAATTCCCTATATCTTTTTCTAAATACATAATTGATTTCATCATGTTAACTAACACAGTTTCTAATCTGTTTAGGTTCTTTTTCCTGTTCCTAAACGTATCGCTATTGCTTGCTATTACATTCATTTCATTTTGGTAACCTACTGCCCCATCTACAAATGAATAGTAATTGCTACCTAATCCAACTTTGCTTGATAAGTAATTAAGTTCCATTTGAATAGCGTTGTCATGTTGTGCGCTATCATATGTTGGTATATACATTTCGACGGCTTTACGTTCGCCACCGCCTGCCATACCTTTTAATACTTGAAATTGTGTTTCATCTTGATCAAAGTATTTAACCCATTTCAAATTACCTGATGCATCTTTCTGCTTATACATCTTGGTAGATTCCTCATCAACAAATACTTTCTTTCTACTATTGATCGAGTCAATTCTTGAGCTGAAATACTTTTCGTCTATGTTTTCTAATGTTCCTATTGAATTCGCTATTGCGCTAATTCCTAAAGGGCTTTGAACATCATAGTTGTTTGATATTCCTAACTTAAATACTTGAAAATGTGGTGTATCAGTTTCATACTCAATATAATATTCTACTATATCAGTATTTTCATCTTTCTTAACGTGGCGCATTTTCTTCAATTCTTTTTCATCAAACAATATACTCAAACTGTCAGCATTACCTAACCCTTGTGCATCTTTGCTTGAATACATTTCGTGTTGTATTCTATATTTGCCATCTTGAAATGTATGATACATAACATGATTAAACTTGCGTTTGTTTTTATTGAATTGTTGTATTACCGCTACCGCTGTTGGTGTAGTGTTTTCATAGTCAATAACGACAACTCTATCTCCAAACAAGTAATTCATCTTTGTCATATTGTTTGATTGATATTCAACCATTACTCCTGTTCCAAAAGGTACAGCAGTTAACTCAATGAAGTTAGGCATCTCATCATAAAAGTTATTGTCATCTAATACTTTATCCATTACATCTTGGGCAGAGTCATTACCGCTCACCAATAAAGATACATTTTCATTGAATAGCAACGATGTAATATCTTCTCCAACTTTCTTTGCCATTTGCAAGGTTGGTTTATGTACATCGATCGTTCTACCCTCGACAGTCTTTTTAGTGATATTATGGAAACCATCTACATCTCCACGATACCATGCTAACCAATATTGTTGCTGTTGGTATATAGTACCGATTACAGGGTTAAACCCTCTTCCAATAAATAACTTTTGTAAATCTTTCGCCATAACATCATTCATCGTTTCACCTCATTATAGTATCGTATATGAAATCCATTTCTCTCAACCAACCATAGTCACTAGCATCAATACTATCTACATCGCTACTGCCATCATCTGCTGGGTCACCCTTTTTATTATATTCACGTTCAAATGTTCCTTTAATAAGTTGTTCACAACTAGGGTCGATTGTATGATAACCACTACCATACATAATCTCATTCATGTCAACTCTACCTTGTAATATAGATTTACTTTTGCTAACTCCAC